AAATTTCTTACCTTCTAAGTCCTTCCCAATTACTGCGGCTTTAACCACCTTCCCATCACGTATAATTTCAGGATAAGTTCTAGAACTGAACTCATAACATGCTTTTGTAATAAGAGGATATTTAATATTTGCTGAATTAGGTAAAGGGCGTGTCTTCTTTTTTGATACGAGTGAAACTAGTTCTTCGACTTTTTTAACATCTGCCAACCATTCACTCATTGATCCTAAATCATCTTCGAATCCCACTAAGACCTGTTGCCCAATGCGCAATAAATCATCGTCTTTTAATTCAGAACAAATATTGTCCATTTTGGAGAATTTTTTTAATAGTTCAGATGACATACTAATATCCTGTGATATTGCTTCGTTCATTGTCTAATTGAGAGACTCTTTTTTTAGGCTTTTCAGTAACCTCAAAAATAGATGTCATTATATTTTCACCATTTAACATTAAATACCGTGTTGCATCCATTAAATGGTTGTTAATCATAACCACCTTTCCATTATCATCTCTTCTATACATTCTATATTCATAAAACCAATTTGTTAGAGATGAAAAAATTTTTAATCGTCCTGTACTTAATCTACTGTATACAGCATTTATTCCTATTTCAACTGATCCTGGTCCTGCTGGAGTAGATAATATTAGTTGTAGCCCCTGTCTTTGATATGATTCTAAAAATGATTCGGAGTTAACTCCTCTTCCATTTTTTGATCCGTGTGGGTCGGCTGCCCCTGTTATCCAATCTCCTCTTGACTTGACTCCTGCCACATGTACTTCTGTTTCAGCTTGTCCTCTATAATACTCAGAATATAAATACCAAATATCAGAGGCTGGATCATAAGCTCCCCAAATTGCTGCAGTTTTATTCCATCCGGGGTCAAATCCATATGCTCTTGGCCAGTATTCTGGAATAACAAAAGGAATACATACTATTTCTGATTCTGGAATTGGGAATATAGCTCCCGATCCTAAATATGGTATTCCTTTTGTTTTTACATCTCGCATGTGTAACGGTATGGTGGCTAATAATTGTTTTTTTCTATCTTCTGATAGATGGGGGACATCATTCCACCCAACCATTGTCATAAATTTAGCTGGTTCATCAACTTTAGGCTTCTCCATAAAATGAAGAATTGTTTCTTTTAGACCGCTATCCGGAGTAAAAGTATTAAATACGGTTCCACCGGTGGTAATTGTTCGAATTTGACATTCTGTATAAATATCCATTGGAACTTCTTCGTCCAACATGATAACATCAACTTTAGCCGATTCAAACGCATTCTTTCCTGCATTATATGTTTTAACAATTATGGTAGACCATTCGCCTGAAACATGTTTAATTTTATAAGTCCCAATTCCATTGGCTGTACCTGTTAGGGCAGACAAATCTCCTAAACAATCTTTAGGAATTAATCCTGTACCTCTTTCATTATTCCCTAATAAATCTCTTTGCATACCGTCTCTAATACTATCGCCACGGTCACCGACTAACCAGCACATAACTGGTTTATTAAATCTTTTTCCTTCCCACCACTCTGGATATCGCCCTAAACAATGTGTTACTAACTCATATAACCCAGTTGTAGTTTTCCCTGTTTGATTCCCTGCTACAAATGCTCGTTCTGTAAAATCCCTACCGGCATTCATAAAATCAATATGTTTTTTATATAATTCTCGTCTTAGTGGGCCACTATCTGGAAATAACGTATCAATAAGATTATATTTAACTCTATTAGCCTTTTCTGTTAAAGCTAATACTAATGCTTCTTTCTCCTCCCGGGAAAACTCAGTCATTAGTCAGCCTCTACTTGTGCAGGACTCCCAGATCCGTTAGAGGATTTTTGATTTATTGCCATCTGGGCAATCATTGCATCTAATTCATCATTACTCATATTTTTAATATCGTCTTTTATACTCAAATCTGTTTTTACAGTATCCGAATAAGTATCTTTAAAGAGATTCTTAACAAAAAATATCCAGGAGGCTGGACTAAATTTAGCTAAAGTCCCTTTTGTGCCTTTCATCCCCAAATCTTCCCAATAAGCTTGGGAATGGGTCTCTGCTACACCATAAGCGTGTCTAAATTCTTCCATTTCTGGAGATTTAAGCCATTCTCTTAAAGTTCGGAGTTGAATTCCGAAATGCGAAGCTATCTGGGCTGGAGTTTTTCCTGATTGCCCTAAATAGATTATTTCTTCTGCGAATTCTGGTTTATATTTTACTTTTGCTGGCATTACATTATCTTCTTATTAATTAAAGTTTTTAAAATTGATCCGATATTAATTTGCTGAACTATTTTCTCTAAAGTTCTGGCTGGTAAATATCCCATAAGTCCAATTTTAAGAAGCCCCCAAATCTCTAGCATCATGGGACTCATTGGATCATTCAAATGTGGTGGTACATACCCAAAGAAAAAAGCACTAACAATAATCATTAGTTCTAACATTAAAATTGGTCGCCAATTTTTTTCAAGGAATGACCCTTGTGTTAGAATTGCGGTTAGGGCTTGAGCGGCCGCAGTAGTAGCTTGGGCATCATTAGCATCTACTGACTTTAATACTTCAAGTGCGTTTTGTACAGTTTTGGCTTGTTCCCCTTTATAACCAAAAAGGCCAGTAACGGCTGATCCGAGGAAGCTAAACAATGAGGAAATAATAATAGGCATTTTCAAGTTCTTCATGTGAAGAAAGGCTATGGTAGAGATTGCCTAGCCTCTCATTTTCTTACAATACAATCGGATATTGGTATAGTATATCAGGAAATTTACAATTTGTCAATATATTAAATACCATAGTATGTGGCAAATGGATTAATAGTTAATACATGCTGACACCATGAGCCCTGCCTATTTTGCCTAGGATGTCCTATCTTATGTCCTATCCTAAATCGGAAACATTTCCCTTTCAAAACAGATAGTTGATATTTATATACCCAATAATATTCGTAATAAATGTCCTTATCTAATTGAATTTCTGCTTGAAAAAACCCTGGGACCGAGCCTGTTGATGTACCTACTTCAGCAATTCTAATACCATCGTGGGAGGTTTCGGGAGGGGAATCTGTTAAAATAGCGAAAAAGTGGGCAGAAAATTGGAATCCTAAAACAGTATACTCGAAATAATTAATAGGGTTTCGCCACGCTAACCAACTATATTTAGCCCACCAGCCTAATTGGCTGACTGAATCAATGACGCTTGTGTCCCTTCCTACAAAAGGGTCTGCACTGTCAAAATATCGGAATATTCTTGGTAATTTCCCTATATCATAAATAGCGCAGAGTGGGAGTAATAAAATTGCACCAGCCAATTGAAGAGGAATTTCAATAAAGATAAATGAGGATAGTAATTTTAAAAATCGAATTATAAATTTAAACATATAGTCTCCCGAATTAAGGCCGGCCTCTCCCGGCAGTCACACCACTTTTTCTTATACCCTAATGCGCAGGGGAGGCAGGTGTCACCGTACGCCTTTGCGGCGCCATTGGGATCCCCATGAGATGAGGGGGGTTGGGGATCCGAATTCAACAGTATAATCTATTTAAACCTAATGTCCTGTACCCATTAGCATTAGTCCTATATTGGCTGCCGCATAATTCCCATATACTATGGCTAAAGCCCAACTTCCCTTATAGGCAGCCCAAATAGCTATTACTCCATATAGCACAGTAACAGAAGCAATTAATATTTGAAGTGCAAATCCATCCATCTTAAATTCCTCTACTTACCCAACTTACCCGGTTGGCGGGAGATACTGGATCACCTCCTGTACCATATTTCTCTTTAGTGGTTACTAAAGGCTATTGATGCAACGAATCTAAATTAATATTTCGTGATTCTAATATCTCAAATATATCACTACGGATATCAATCAATACTTCAGTAGTTTCTTCACTTTGAGATTCTGGTGGGTATTTAATCTTGGAACGTAATAAATTAATTACATCTGTAAATGCCATAACTAAATCTAATGCTCTAGCACAACGTTCATGAGCTACTTGGTCTGATGGCTCATCCATATCAAATTTAAGAGTAGCTTTCATTTGACCTCCAATTTATTAATTTCGACAGGGATTATTAGTACCGATAACACGGCCCCTTACCAAGGATACTAATTTTTGCATCGGAGACATACATGTCATACATAAAGGCACTTCATTGTGTCCTAATAGAAATTCTTTAACTCTTGCCTGTTCATTCACAGATATAATGACTTCTTTACATTCCTTGTTCATACATACAAATTCAAACATTGGCATATTCTTTCCTCTTAGAAAAATCAAGGCCAGTTCTGAAAGTTAGTATCTAGTACTGGTCTTCATCTGGCCTTTTATTTTTGAAGAGCACATAGGCGCTCCTAAGGTTTAGATTATAGTCATTCCAGACTAAGCCCACTATGTCAGGGCATCCTACAATCTCACATAGTCTAGAGATTAATGACATCCCAATTGCGGGTGGGCATCCCTTAACTCTTCAATTTTTTTCTCATAGATAAATTTGGTAATAGGTCATATGAGATACATTGAATAGCTTGAATGCTTATTATCTCATATATTACTCAATTTGTCAATACTTAGTTCGTATAAAGGTAACTCTGACGGTTGCAAACAAAACAGGAATAGTAATATACCAAGGACTAAGGAAGATCATTGTGATTAGAGAGACTACTACGGCTAGATACCACATCAAACAAATACCCACAAAGAACATGAGTCCTTTATTCGATCCTGGACTGCTCTTAATATCACTCCAGCCATACCCTAAATACGTACTTGTTTTTTTAGTCACCCGCCTAATCATTTGGGTAATCTCCACGGCTTTTAGAGGAAAGGCCAAATTCCCGCATCCTACTGATTAAAGTTCCTCTTGATATCCCTAATTGAATGGCTGCTCTAAATTGATTGCCCCTATTGTCTGATAGTGCTCTGATTATCCAACGTTTTTCCACCCCCTCCAAAATTTTCTTAAGGGGTATTGGCTTAATTTCTTCTGTTATCCATGTTTTAACTGTATTTTTTGTCTTTAATGAAGAATGAGATAATTCTACTATCATCTCCTGTGCCTTTTTTAATTTCTCTTTAGTTTCAAGATACTCTAATTCCCTACTTTGTTGATCTTCTGAATTTAAACTCATGGTAAGTCCCCCATAACTTGTAATACAGAAATTTGTTTTCGTAATACCAGCGCCAAATTGTTTTGCTGCGCACTTTTGATAATTTTTAAGGCCGATTCTTCTGTAGGGTAACTGGTCCCTCCAATATCCACCCACTTAGAAGCATCTGATATATTATCCATATGGTCCTCAGTCTGCTGTGCCCTGAATGCTCCAGTTCCATCGGTTATTAGTCGATATGCCATATAAATTTCTCCTATAACTTTAAATTCCAAATTCGGATAGTCGACATATGTGTCGATTCCAGGTAAAAGTGATTTACTCTAAATCATCATCTGTTGTCTAAATGCCTAACTAACACCCACCTAAATCAATACTATCCCCATCTACCTCAGTTATAGAGAGATGGTGCTGGGTTAATACCTCATCAAGTGACCTCTGGAGCTCTTTAGCATTAGCTGCAATCTTCTCCCTAAGGTCGTCATTATTAACTAACCCCAATTGCATCCCAATTCCTTCCAAATTCCCAATTGATCGTCCTACTAGATTAATTAATCGACTTAATGTTAAAGATGTCATGATGTGAGCTCCTCAAATTTCGTTAATGCCTCTTGTTCATTATTAAAATACCAAGCTGTTTGTCCAAAATCTTTGTCCTTAAACCCCTGTTCAACAAAATCATACCCTACATACTTCTTCTGCATCCATTCTGGCATACCCCTTGTAGCCAATTTTTGCACGATCCCGACCTCGAAGCCATAGGGGTACTGCCCCGGCTCTCCGACGCCGTATAACGCAACCTTGGCGGTTCTACGGACGCGGGTATAAACGTAACCCTGTCTGCCAAACTTCTCCTCTAATTCAGCTGTCTGTAACATAGTGGCCTGTCCTCCCTCGGATTCTCGTGTGATTGTTTAAATTTAACACATAACACTAACTTTGTCAACTCTTTCCAGTCATACATCTCCCAATGCGGACAAGTAATGTCCGGAAAGGACAAGATATGTCCCGATAGTTACATATTTCGTTATTTTACGGACATACCTAGTCATACCTATGTAATTAACTGATTGTATATTATTTGTACACTGTTTGAAAACTATGCCGATATATTGCTACCACCCTATTGAACTAGAAAAAAAATTCCCTAAAAACCCCCCGACCCCCCGGGTCATACTGCCATACCTCTGAATCCCTATCATTCTACCAACTATCAATGACTTACCACTATATATTGTCTAGAACTTGACCTATATAATTGTACATAAGTTTAATAGACTTATGGTCTACCTGTATAACTACATGATTACAAACAACATTATTGATTTCCGATAGATGCGAATGATATGCATTTACATATGGTATATTTGACATACACCAATCATAAAGCATTATTATATCGACTTTAGGGACTTGCTATGGATATGAGTGCTGGTCCTTGCCTGTCCTCTCTGGTCCTTGCCTAGCCTTACTAGTCCTTGCTTAGCCTTGCTGGGCCCTATGAGCCCTTTAT